CGAAATTAATATCATCAGGATCTTCACCAGCCTTTACAGCCTCATCACGTGCATGAAATTCTTCTTCAACTGCGTCACCTATAATTGTTTTAAGCAACTCACTACCACCTAATAGGTCATTTACATTTCCTCTATTACTGACTTCACCACGTTCGATACTATCGCCAGCCCATTCGATGACTCGATCAATTATCTTTTCCTGGTCAGACTCAGGCTCTTCACCAGCTTCTGCTGCAGGCTTTTCTAGATCCTTAAGTTGTTGCTGTAAGAGTGCTCTTCTTGCATTTACCTCGTTCTGCTTTAATTGATTAATGTCGCTCATATGAGTAATATTATTTATAGTTTAGATAGGAAAGAAAGTATCTGATTCTTAAGAAAACTTGCGACATCATGACGTGGAAGATTTTTAAGACTGTTTGCAAATTGCTCGTAAACTTCTTCATAACGACCATCCTGAGCAACAACGAATTGTTTTGATTCAAGAATACCGTTAACAAAAGCTCTTGGACAAGAAGGATCAGCAACACAATCTACAGCAATTAAACGCATTTCATTTACTCGGTTAATACCATTTGACTCTTCAGATAACTGACCGAGTGCTCTACTTGACATACCAACTTTTACACCATCATTAATAAGTGAACGAACAATTTGTCCTGTAGGAGTTGAGAGAACTACTGACTCACCATAAATTGTTTTACCATCCTTACGAAGGTTAGTAACCATGTGACAGGCTCTTTCAAGATCAACTTCAGCTGAAGCAGGGTGATTTAATTCACCCAATGCTCTTTTTGTATTAATCATTTCATTTACGTAACGATCAACCTCACGAGCCATATCTGATTCTGTATAAATGCGCTGGTTCTTATTAACCATTTCACACTCCATATATGGTCCACGGATAATGAGCTTAGATTGACCTTTAATATTCTTTTGCTCTTCGATGTATTCGAACTGTTCCTCAGGAGCAGGTGTTTCGACAAGTAGGCGTAATGACATATATAAAATTATTTATGGCTGACTGTATTATTTATCTAGTTATACCTAATTCCAACTCTGTTAAAATTAAAAATTCGTAACCATGTTTCTGACACCACTTTCTAGCTGCATCCCATTTTGCCTGATTTTGAGCATATCTAACTGTTTCATATACCATTGTTGATTGTCTCTTTTTTCCTTTAACGGGTAACTTAGTTTGAGCACTAGGTTTTATCTCAACAATATACTTTTTAATACCATTAGCTTCCTTTATAGCAATGATTCCGTCAGTGTGATAGCGGTGAACTTTTTTATCTATTGGACTAATATAAGGTATAATTACAGCTTCAGAAGCCCATTCGACTACATTAATATTATCATCACAGAAACGAAAAAACTTTAATTCCCAACTAGAGCGGTAAACTGGATCGCCCTTGCCGATATATTTTGTAGGGTTCTTCGGCTTAAAGACACCTTGTTTAAACTTACCTTTGCCATTAAGAGGAATCATTATCCAATAAAGAACATCGGTGGGTTAGCATCACCCATACCTGCAGCAGCACCTGTATAAAGCTGTTGTTCTAATGTGTCCTTTTCTTTTAATCCTTGACTGAGTAAATCATTAAAATTAATCTGTCCACCGCCGAACATGGTTATCCCTGTATATTTACCACGGACGTTACCAACACCTATCTTAGTTAAAGCCAATGCATATTGGTATACCCACTGTTCCTTAATTAAATCACGTAATGGACGTTCAACGTAACAGGACATAACTCCCCAGAAACGACTTCCAGAACCTGGGGTACGTGGAGGTGGATAAAAAACTAAAAGCTGGGTACGAGGATCAAAGACATAAGCACGTCTTATAGCTAACATTTTTTCACGAACACCTAACCAATTTTTTAATGTATACCAACTAATAAGATCAAATCCGTAATTACCCATTGAGTAACTGAAGTAGGTTTGTTGAGCTAATGTTTGTTCAATTGTAAAAAGAGTATTAACACCATCTGAAGAACCTTCTTCAAAATTTGAAACGTCAACAACCTTTCTATACGCCATTACATCATAATCATAACTATTAACGTACTGAGATTGATCATTACTAGAAGGTGTAAAGAGACTGGCAACTGTACTATTAAAATTAATAACACTCAAATAGTTGGTAGTAGTAAGAATTTGATTAGTAAAAATACCTGTAGCGTAAGTTGAAGATAATGTAGGTGATGTGCTAAAGAAAGAACCAGGAATTGAAGAATTACAAGCGTAAACAGTTGTAGTTGGTTTATCTATTCTACTAAACTCAGGTGTAATACTAAAGAGATCATCAAGTTTTATACCAACACCATCTTTATAAAGATCAGAATTAAACACAAGATATTCTTCAGTAAATCCTGCATACTTAGCAAACATCTCACAAGCTATAGAAATGAATTCAAATAATTGATCTTGGTGAATTTCAATATTAATCATCGGTGCTCCAAGAGAGCGGGTAATTCTATCACCCAATCTTGAAAAAGAATTTATCTTACTTGATAAATTAGTACTCTGAAAAGCTGAAATTGGTGTAATGGCTGAACAATCCATATAAATTATTTAAGCATTAGGCAGGTGGTGCTTCACCGCCCGCTGGTGGAGCTTCAGCTCCTGGTGCACCGGCTTCAGCGCCAGGAGCGGTTTCTGTAGGAGCTGGACCAAAGGCTGGAGGTGTGCCTGTTGGAGCTGCTCCACCGCCTCCACCACCACCTAATTCACCAGGCGCACCTGCTGCACCACCTGTAAGGGATCCAACCTCACGCCAATCTGGACCATTATTTTCAATCTGAGAAAGTTCCCACATAAGTTCTTTATCCTTACGTAAGAATTCTCTATTTGCCATAACATCGGTATCAGACCATCCAAGATATCTCTTTTGTGCGTATGTCTTAGAGACATAATCACTTTGAGTAATTTGATTAAAGTTTTCAGCCTTAAGTTGAAACTTTTGATTTTCTCTTAATTCGTAGAAATTTGTTGGAACATTAAAATGAAGATCAATATTTGAATCCTTAAGTCTCATTTCTTCAAATAAACCTTTAAGCTTAATATGAGTTAAGAATCCATTCTTTAATCCTCCTGCAAAACGTTGTTGTTGACGAATAATAAATCTAGCAAACTTTAACTCTTCACGAAGAATATCTGTACCGTCCTTAAATGTATCATCAGGATTTAATCTATTAGATGGTACTTTAAGAGACTTATAAAGCTTTTTAACGAAGTACATTAAGTCAGTCAATTCACCAAGGTTAGCTCCACCTGGGAGTTGAGTAACTGAAGTACCTTCTGATCCTTGACGCTTGGCAAACCAAAAGCTATCCAACATGGATTGCGGATTAAACTGCTGAACGGTAGCACCTTGATTAGCATCGTAGTTACGCTTAGACCAATAGTTGGTCATTAACTTACGAAGATATGCCTCAGCTTTCGGGCCGTTCATATTACCGACATCAACGTTAAAGACAAGACGTTCAGGAGCACGTACAAGACGATAGATGACAATAGCGTCCTCGATAAGACTTAACTGACGATAAGCTCTACGTGCATTTTCAATAAACGGAAGACGAAGGGTTTTATTTTCATTCCAGATACCAGAATTAATATAAGTTACCTGATTGATATCCATTGGAATAAGTTCTGTCTTAGCTACCTTACCTGGATTCTTTGCATCAAAAACAGGCTTACGCAAGAGATAACCCTTAGTAATCATATTCTGAACATTTTCAAAAATAGGATCAATGACATCCGATGGAATAGTTACAACACCAAGAATACCCTCTTTTGGATATTTCTTATGTATAATGTGTTCCCAATAAATTTCAGCATCAACAAGAATTTGACGACAATATTCCCAACCTCTATTTTCAAAGTCAAAGTATCCAATATACTTTTGAAACTCTCTTTTGAGTTTTGTTTTTTGAGAATCAGACAAATCTACATCAACAAATCGTAATTTTACAATTTCGCCATGCTCATCCTTGTTAATAAATTCATCAC